GGTGCCCTATCAGCCTCTGCTATGGAAGCTGTGGTACGCTACAGTGACCTAGAGAAGCTCTCAGATAGGGCTATGCCTAAGACCAAGACCCCTGTCTCTGCTAGTGTAGCTAATAGGGCTAAGGCCATGGCCCGTAATGGTGCTACTACTAGCGAGGTAGCTGATGCACTAGGCATCAGTACTAGTACTGTACTAGAGCTAGTGAGGTGAGGTGTCATGGCTCTCTACTTGACGACTGATGACAATCCGTTCAGTCCAATCGATGACTATGACAACTGGTCAAAGTTCGATCGTGATCATGGCTACAACACTGATGCGCTAGTAGCAAGAATCGCTGAACCGATCGACTTCGACCTGCCTGAGGCTGTCATCGATGATGCATTCGATGACGCTATTCGCTGGATCGTGGAGTGGAATCCTACAGGAAACTACAAAATGATAAGTGAATAGCGACACCGGGGGGGAGGGGTCTCGCAAATTACCCTCCCCCCCTGCATCGCCGCCCTCTTTTATTTTTCCCCGCGGGGAAAATTTGGATTCGAACCCTGGGTTCTGAGATGTCCTAGAGAACTGGTTGCTTCTTCCCAGTAGGATTTTTCAGAGTTGGTCCGCCCTCTAGGACGTCCCAGAACTCAGGGTAACTCTGTCGAAAGGAAAGAGAACTCGTGGCGCGGAAAGCAAAAGTCCCGCGCACTCCCGAAGAATCAGAGAACATGATGATCAATCTCGCAGTGGCCTTGGCCGAGAAGCAACTGCGAGATGGAACGGCATCTCCTTCCACGATCAATCACTACCTCAAGCTTGCCGGTGAGCGTGATAAGCTCGAGCGAGAGAAGCTTCGTCAAGAAACGGAACTCGTTAAGGCCACGGCAGAGAGCATTGCATCTGCTGCACGTACTGAGGAGCTCGTCAAGGAAGCTGTCGATGCGATGCGGAGGTATTCCGGTGAAACGGATGACGTATTCTGAGTGTATCGAGCTTCCGACATTCGAAGATCGCTATACTTACTTGCGTCTAACCGGAATGGTCGGCGAACCAACGTTCGCTCATCAGAGGCATCTGAACCAGACGTTCTATACGTCTAGGGAGTGGCGCGATCTACGTAACCATATCATCACTCGGGATCTCGGAAGGGACCTTGCGTGTGAGGGCTACGAAATCTTCGATGCGATTTACATACATCACATCAATCCAATCACCCCCGACGACGTACTGCACCGAAGTAAGTCGCTCCTAGATCCCGAGAATCTTATCACAGTGTCACTTGACACCCACAATGCGATTCATTACGGGACCTTGGAGACCTCACGGTTCGTCGGACACGTCCGAACGGAAGGAGACACCATTCTATGGTAAGCCTACTTCAAAGTGTTAAGGACTACCTAGGTATCGAGTCCGATGATGCTTCGTTCGACGGAGCTATTGCGGGGCATATCGAGGTCTCGGTGTTTACTCTTGGACAAATCCTGAAGGATACACCGGAATACACCTCAGATACCGATGCGGATTCTATTCCTAGGGAAGTCCTGATGTACATCAAGCTTTCGACAAAACTTCTCTTTGATCCGTCTGCTTCAGCTACAGTTCAAGACGCCATCACGAAAGCAAAGAATGAACTCGAATGGAGGATGAGTGTTGCTACGCCTTACATCGAATGAGCTTGCCCATTTCGGCGTCAAGGGTATGCGCTGGGGTGTTCGAAAGAAAGTAGCTCGTAAACCTCAGAAGAGCATTTCCGAGATGTCAAACGAGGAGCTCCAGGAAGCGATCACTCGAGGTAACCTTGAGCGGCAGTATGCGGGGCTTCAACCAAAAAGTACTCCTTCCAGACTAGTTTCTAAGTATCGTGACAAGTTCGAAGAGAAGCTCACGAACGCTGCAGCACAAATGACTCTGAACGCCGTAATGGCTTCGGGCGATTTTGCAATGAGTCAGCTTAAGAATCCAAATTCACGAGTATTCACAAAGCACGGGGAAATGATCTACAATGTCTACAAGAATCACATTCGTCGATGACGAATTGGCCCATTACGGTGTCAAGGGTATGCGTTGGGGCGTTCGAAGGATGCGCGCCAATATGGCCGGCAAGAAGGCTGCCCGAAACCATATTAAAGGCACCAACGCGTTTCTTAGCGTGACTCGGGATTCAGCAACCAAGAAGACCAAAAAACTTAATGCTAAGTGGCGAGGGACCGAGCATGAAGCTGCTTTCGAAAAGGCCAAGCAGAAGGAACTACGAAAGCAAATCAAATGGCACGGTAAGGGCTACGAGGCCGCTAAGCGACACGGTGACGCAAAGACTCGCGAAATCGCAAGCAAGGAAGAAAAGCACAAGGGTCGTTGGGCCGCTCGTCAAGTTGCTGCAAATGCCGCTCTTAGCGTTGTCGCGATTGGTGGTCCTATCGCATACAGTGTTGTTAAGCAAAAGCTTGCTAACAATAGCAATCTGAAGGTCCGCAACATGTACAACAAGTATGCTAAGACTGGCATCTACGATATCGAGCTGTAAGTAGGTGTCTTTTGGGAATCGAACTTGAGCTTGCCCACTATGGTGTTAAAGGCATGAAGTGGGGTACTCGTAAGGATCGCAAGGCTGGACGAAAAGCAGCCAAGCAACACATCAAGATGGTAAACCCGTATCGTATCACCTCTGTTCATAAACGATTGGAATATGATAAAGCTGCTAAGAAAGCAATCGATGCTCATAAGGGTAATGATGCTTTTCTAGAGGGTTATCGTGATGTTGCCGCCAAGCGAATTC